AAAAAATCAATTTAAAACTGTTATACTTATATCTCATTTAGATACTTTAAAGGAATGTGTGGATAGCGAGATTGTTATTGACAAAAAGAACGGGTTCGCCCACGTTGCAATATAGGAGAAAATTATGGTAAAAGAAAGAGAAGATGAATATTCGTTCCCCACAGGACAAGAAAGACAAGATCCCAAAGGGATGCTAGATAAAGGCGTTGCCAAATTGGTGAGTCGCAAGTTACTGGTATGGGGCACCGCGACGGTGGCACTATTCAGTGGAGCAGTACCAGCAGAGCAGTGGGTAGAGATCTGCCTCCTCTATATTGGTTCGCAAGCGGCGGTAGATATAGTGTCTGCGTATAAGGGGGCATGATGATGCAGTGGATAGCGTTTAAGACGGCTTTAAAGAAGTCTTACATATTTGTTAAGACATACTGGTATGTCCCTCTGAGCTTGGCGTACGCCTTTGTGACGTGGTTCTTTTTTCGGCAAAAGGCGGCACTGATGATAGACAATCTGAGAGAGACGCGCAAGGCGCACAAAAAAGAGATTGATATCATTAACAAGTCTAAGGAAGAAGAAGTGAAAAACATCACAGAAAAGGTAGACGATCACCTAGAGCGCTCAGAAGAAGCGGAGGAAAGGTTTGATGCTCGCCGTGCTGACATTTCCAAGAGAACGGACGACCGCACAAAAGAGTTGGAAAAGTTGGAGAGTGACGTACTCGCCAATGAATTAAAAAAGGTGATTAAGCGGAGGAAGAGATGAAATTTATATCCCTATGCACTGTGTTGCTTTTTTCTTTCGCCTCCTTGGGGCAGGAGATTGTGCCTCTGGACAAAGGCGCCAAAGCGCCTTTCGATGGGGTTCTTTTAGACAAAGCTGCCGCATCGGAAATTATTTCTAAAGACGAGGTAAGCGCCGAAGAGTGCGACAATAAAACTGATTATGCTGTCTCCAAAGCCACAAACTCGTGTGTGCTAAAGAAAGACATCGCTGAATCGTCTCTGCGCATAGAACGAGAAACAAATAAGAAGTTGATCATTCTAAAAAATCAAGAAATAGATCGTCTCAATAAAAAACTAGAAGAAGCAGATACGGATTGGACATCCTTATGGTTTGGTGGAGGCGCAGTAGTAGGTGTTGTGATGTCGCTCACTATATTTTATTTATCTATCCAGACAGTGAATGGGGAGGCGCCGTAGTGAGCAAAGACTATGACAAGATTGCAAAGATTGAACAAGCGATTAAGAAGAAATATGGCGAAGAAGCAATCAAAAATCCTCTTTGTGATTGGGATCAAGATAAAGAAAAAGAATATATTGAGCAGATCAAGGAGGTTTCTAAGATCGAGAAAAGCAAGACTCAGAGCGAGAAGGAAGAATACAATGGTTTTTTAATAGATAAAAAACTACTTACTAAAGATAATAAATCTGTTTGTCCTGTCTGTGACGAATACTCTTTTAGCGTCCGTGATGATGTCTATTTTAATAAATGGGATTGCTGTTATGGATGTTTTATACGGTGGGTGGAAGGGAGAGAGGAGCGATGGACACAGGGATGGCGCCCGGAGGTAGCTGGTAGTGACGATGAGTGAGAGGATTGATGAGTTGGTGAAGAAAATATCTTTGTTGAAACGCGATGCCGATAAATGTGACAAAGGAAACGTCTCAGCGTCTACACGGCTACGGAAAGATTTGATGAAGTTAATTAAAGAGATTAAAGATGTTCGATCCGATGTGTTAGATCGGCGAAAAGAACATCAACGAGTTCACTAAAGGGAGAATTTATAATGGCAAACGCAACTGTTGAAGAAATCGCACGAGGTATATCGCAAGTAATGGCAGATTCCTATGATGGCGCGCTAGATAAGGATGGAAAGCCTGAGAAGGCGCCTCTAAAGAGAGGCACGTACGACGCCAAAATCAGAGATAAGCGCGTCAACGATGGCTTCGGTTTAAATCTCAGCGGCAATCGTTTAATTATTAACTATGAAGGCGAAGTGTCACTAAAAGAAATTCACTCTAAGGATTTTGAGAGTGATACTGAGCAGATGCTCGCCGACATCTTAAAGTATGTGAAGAAAAAATACAAAGAAGTGACAGGTAATACTTTGAAGTGTAAGCCCGAAGGAGAGGCGCGCATTCTAGTGCAAAGCAGTAGCGCCGTCCACACGTGGGTAGAGGCTCAAATGTGTTATGAAATCCAAGGAATGTCAGAGGCAGAAATGTCCGAGCCAGATGGCGAAGAGCTGGTGTCTAAGTCTATTAAAGATTGGATTAAGCTGGGCAAAGGCTCGAGAGGATGGTAGGCACAATGAAGTTTGAATTTTCACAAAGGCGCCTTAAGCAAATTATTACCGAAGAAGTCCAGGCATCTCATCATGATCACGATGCGATTTCGATGCCTACGGCCGACGCCGTGACTCGTAAGATAGAGGATATTATGGTAGACTTGGCATTTATCAAGAAAGAAATAGAGGGACAAGGGAGCCCCGACGGGGAAGATGCAGAAGGGAATCCTGATCCTTGGATAAAAGATAAGGTTGCAGTAATATCGGCACTTGCGTCCGCTATTAAGCAAGCTTATGAGGATCCCCGAAGAAACTAATAAGATGTTATGGCGTATCACATTTCTAAAAGCGAAGTCAAGAGAGAGATAACCAAGTGCGGTAAGGACGCGGTTTATTTTTTGAATAACTACGCCAAGATTTCCCACCCTGAAAGGGGACTCATTCCTTTTCACACTTACGATTTTCAGACTGACTTGCTGCACAACTTTAATGATTATCGGTTTAATGTAATTTTAAAAGCACGACAACTCGGAATTTCCACCATCACTGCTGGATACGTAGCGTGGCTAATGATGTTCCGTAGAGAGAAAAATATTTTAGTAGTGGCCACCAAGTTTTCTACTGCTGCCAATCTGGTTAAGAAAGTGAAAGCTCTTATTAAAAATGTACCCGACTGGGTAACAATAGCAGAAATTAGCGTAGACAACCGCACTGCTTTTGAATTGACTAATGGATCGCAAATTAAAGCATCTACTACTTCTGCCGACGCGGGCCGCTCCGAAGCTCTTTCGCTGTTGGTAGTAGACGAGGCAGCACACGTTCCTGAATTAGAGGAAATGTGGAAGGGACTTTACCCTACCCTCTCAACAGGGGGCAGATGCATCGCTCTCTCCACGCCCAATGGGGTGGGAAATTGGTTTCACCAAACCTATGTAGATGCCGAAGAGCAAAGAAATAGTTTTCATCATGTACGACTTCCGTGGGATGTGCATCCTGATCGCGACAAGGACTGGTATGAGAAAGAAACTCAGAATATGTCGCGCCGCGATATCGCTCAAGAGTTAGAGTGTAATTTTAATATGTCCGGGGAGACAGTAATACATCCCGATGACATAAACAAGCTTGGAAGTGCGGTATGCGATCCCAAGTATAGGACAGGCTTTGATCGCAATTATCATATCTGGGAAGAGTTTAAAGGGGGCACTGATTATCTCTTGGTAGCTGACGTAGCCCGTGGAGACGGCAAAGATTATTCAGTTTTTCATGTAGTTAAGTTAAGCACCATGGAAGTGGTAGCCGAATATCAAGGAAAGCCAAATTTAGATATGTTTGCGACTCTCTTGAACTCGACAGGACGAGAGTACGGCGACTGCATGATAGTAGTAGAAAATAACAATATTGGCTTTAGCGTCCTCGAAAAACTTATCACCCTTGAATATCCGAATGTCTATCATTCGATGAAGTCGAGCCATGATTATGTAGATCAGCTCACGGCAGAGGGAAACAGTGGCGCCGTTCCTGGCTTTACCACCTCGGCTAAAACACGCCCTCTGATCGTAGCCAAACTCGAAGAGTTCGTAAGAAATGGAATGCTCACTCTTTACTCGGCTCGTACCATTAGCGAGCTTCGAACTTTTATATGGCAGAATGGGCGCCCCCAAGCAATGCGTAGTTATAACGATGATCTGGTGATGAGCTTGGCGATTGCTTGTTGGGTGAAAGACACGGTAATCACTACTTCAAAGAAAGACGCTAAATATGCTGATGCTATTCTCAATAGTATGATATATTCTAACACTCAAATGAACACAGCCATTAAGGGAATGCATGGATATAAAAGAAACGAAATATGTGATAATCTAGAAGAGCATAAAAAAAATATGCAAGAATTTATGTGGCTATACAAAGGATAATTAAATGGCAGATGCAAAGAACAATCCCCGAAACGAGGAATCAACATTATTTAGGAAGCTAACGCGACTTTTCTCGGGCCCTATTATCAAGCGAAATACTGAATTTGTCCGTCAAGCACGTAGACGAGATTTGGATAAGTATCGGTTTAAATCTGCAAGTGGCCAAAACTTTAAAAAGACGCAATATAATCCTTTCGAAAGTATTAACTCTAGTCATATGGCGCAACAAGCACGTGCCGAAAGATATGTTGACTTTGATCAGATGGAATATATGCCTGAATTAGCATCGGCGATGGATATTTATGCCGATGAGATGACAACTTCGACTTCCTTTGAGCAGATGCTAGCCATTAAATGCCCCAATGAAGAAATAAAGAGCGTACTCAAGACGCTTTATAATGATATTTTAAACATAGATTTTAATCTTTTTGGATGGTGCCGCACCATGTGTAAGTATGGAGATTATTTTTTGTACTTGGATATCGATGAAGAAATCGGTGTCAAGAGCGTGATAGGGCTGCCCCCTCAAGAGGTAGAGCGAATGGAAGGAGAAGATCCTACCAACCCTAACTACATACAATTTCAATGGAACAGTGGTGGCATGACATTTGAGAATTGGCAGGTTGCCCACTTTAGAATTTTGGGAAATGATAAGTATTCACCGTACGGCACTTCTATTCTAGAGCCCGCTCGAAGGATTTGGAGACAACTGGTACTCTTAGAGGATGCGATGATGGCATATCGAATTGTGCGCTCACCGGAGCGCCGCGTGTTCTATATTGATGTAGGTGCAATTGCCCCGGAAGATGTAGAGCAGTACATGCAGAAAATCATCACTCAGATGAAAAGGAATCAGATAGTAAACCAAGACACGGGCAGAGTAGATCTGCGCTATAATCCGATGAGCATTGAGGAGGATTACTTCCTTCCCGTTCGGGGCGCCAACAGCAGCACCAAGATTGATCCGCTGCCGGGTGGAACTTATACGGGGGATATTGATGACGTCAAGTATCTACGCGACAAGCTTTTCTCCGCCATTAAAATTCCCCCATCATACCTCACAGCGGAAAGCGACGAAGATAAGACGACATTGGCACAAAAGGATATCCGATTTGCCCGAACTGTCCAACGTCTCCAGCGCGCTGTTATATCGGAATTGGAAAAGATAGGCATCATTCATCTCTATACCCTTGGCTTTCGGGGAGATGATTTAATAGCATTTTCTCTGTACCTGAATAACCCGTCCAAGATTGCAGAACTTCAGGAATTAGAACAGTGGAATACTAAGTTTGATGTAGCATCTGCCGCTACCGAAGGATTCTTTTCCAAGAGGTGGATCGCCGACAAGATCTTTGGCTTATCCGAGTCCGATTTTATTAGAAACCAGCAAGAGATGTTTTCGGATAGGAAAAAGCAAGCTCTCCTTGATCAGGCTGCTGAAATGGGGGGCACCGAAGAAGCCATGGCTGGCGGCGGCGGTGGCGGCGGCATGGAAGGCGATATGGGCATGGATGCCATGGGCATGGAAGGGGAAGAGTTGGCACCCGACGATCTCGGCGGCGCCGAAATAGAAGGCGACGAGCCCGGGGCAGAAGAAGAAGGGCCCTTACTCGCAGAGCCTCCGGGAAAACGCGACGATAAAGTACACCACTATAAAAAGAGTTCCTATGAAGCCAAGGAGGGTGTGAGCGACAGGCGTAAGGCTGGCGCACGGAAGCGGCATAACCAGCGAAAGGCCAGCCCCGAAGTAAACACGAGGCGCACAAATTTTGCAGGCGCCAATGAACTTTTTAGCTTAGGTTATGGCGTTACGGAAGGAGTCGATGATAATTATCTAGAAGAAGAAGAGAAAATATTCGAGGTTAGTAACTCAAGTCACGAAGTAAGACTACTTATTGAACAGTTGGAGAAGAAGGAAAATGAAAAAACCGCACAAGAGTAAACATAATAAGAAGAGAAATACCGCTTTTCTTTACGAGGTGCTGATTCAAGACATTACGCGCAGTGTAATGGGAGGAGATCAAAATCGTAAGGCAGAGGTTTTAAGCATATGCAAGGAATTCTTTCATAAGGGATCTGTATTGTATGCCGAGAAAGAGCTGTACTCCACGCTCCTGGAGGTGAACGAGTTGAACTCCGATCTTCTCCAGAAAGTACTGCAAGAAGCCAAAAAAGAATACGCCCAGTTAGATAAAAAAGAAATTTTTAATCTTCAAACGAAAATGATTAACCATATTAACAAACGCCTCACCCCGAGCGTGTTTGGGAATTTTGTGAGTAACTATAAAAATCTAGCTACCATTTCTCAAATTCTCAATCAGGATTTGCCGGTGAAAGAGAGAGTGCTCTTGGAGAATAAATTCATACGGGAGGGTGCCCCACAAGCGGCACCTCTTCG